GGTGCCCACTCAGTTTCCCTGTGCGGTACTCCCCATCGATACCTGTGGTTCGGCGGCGAAGGCTGCTGCCACCGCTGCAATGCCCACGTCCCCAAGCCGGGCCACCAACGCTTCTATTTGGCCTTCATTCGCAGGCGCAGGCACCGGGATCGTATCGATCGAAGTCACCGAGGCTGCTAACGTTGCCATCCCAAGATACAAATTGTTTTGAGACAATATTGGTCCAATAGCCTTGAACAAACGCAGGCGGTCGAGCGCCGTAAGCCGGCGCAGAACCAATTCACGACCATCGGCGTCCCGTACCACCAACGGAGCCATTGCGGCATTTATAATCTGTGCAGTGGGACTATTCATTATATGCGCTGCCGCTGTGTTGCAAAGAACTCAAGCTTCTGTTTGACGCTGGCATCCCCCTTCCAGCTCCCGGCATTGACCAATTTGAATACGACGCCGCTATACTGGTATGTTGAGGTCGAACCATCCACCTCAGTGACATATTGATAGACCGTCCCAGCCGGAAGTGAACCTTGTGCAAAAAACGATTGCTCGGCCTGCGCAACAAAATCATCGACCGCGCTGGTGCCGCGTTCAACCTCAAAACTGCCCTCCCATCCTTTGGGCAGTTCGGCCCCCATTGGAACACCATCCAGTCGATCGAGTCGAACCGATTGCGTCATTTGGCGGCTCTCAAAGCCGCTCACATAGGTCAGGTCCACGCGCCCCTGCGGCCCAATCACCACAAGTTGGCAGTCCCGCCCGATCGAAAAAGAGTTGATCGGCATTGTCTTGGTCTCTCCTAAGCCTGATCTCGCGGAGGCGAGATGAACAATTTCTGCTTTGGCCTAAACCGCGCTTGATGAGCGGCCTACTGTCCCGAGGGAAGTCCGCCTGGCAAAGTTTGCCTCTGAACAATCACAGTCTGGCCCCCCTCCACATTGACAATGAACATTTCATTTATGCTCTGGAATTGCACCTGCGCGTTGCTCTGCACAAAACCGAGATTGGTCATGCTTTGCGGGTTATTGCTGCTGTCACAAATCACTGAGAATGGCAGGGAACCATCAATGCTTCCCAAGACACCCTGCCCATAAAGATTCTGTAGAAAGCTGAGCTGGGTCGATCTGATTTGCTGAAACAGGGTTGAATTGATAACCTGCCCCACGAACTGGCCCATACCCGCTGCCAGCGTCGCCGCAATGTAGTTCGTCAGGCGGGTATAGTTGTCGCCATGAATCGCGGCATTGGAAGAAGTATTGTGCCCACAACGCACGCCCCAATAGGCTCCGCCTGGCTGTGGATTTGCAATGACGTCTATGCCACTCTGGAACAATACCTGCAATTCCGCATCGCTATAGGTTGACACCTGGCCGGAATTCGGCGCCCCCGACCATTGGGTTCCAACCACGCTATAGAGCTGCTTATTCAAGCTCGATTGTTCAGGCGACAGATTTGCAAGTCTACCCGCAACAAACCCCTGCGGCGAAACCAACCGCGTCACCGCATTTGCCTGGTCATACCAGTAGACCCAGTCGCCAAACATCAGCTTGGCGGCATAGGAGTCCAAACCGGCCGATTGCTTCAAGGAAACGGCATCATTGATCGTCTGGCCCTGCGGGCCGGTCAGTATCATATAGACGCCTTCCGAGAGGCCAAACGCCGCCTGCGTTGACCATTGCGTCGAATCATCAGAATCGACAAGAACCCCAACACTGCAGCCTTGCGATCTCAGAGCATACATGCCGGTGCGCGGTATGCTGTCCTGCCCGACCAAGGACGCCGCGGTAACCCCTGCCGCCCCATCGCTGCCACCCGCAAGCGCCTGTGGCCCAAACGCCGCCGGCGTGCCCGCGGTTGCTGTACCCAACGTCGCAACGACAAGCTGCGAAGGTCCTCTGAGGGCACCGGTTCCTTGATTGACTGCATTCACCAAATTTTGCCAGAATGCCGCAGGCGAGGGCGCGGCAATATTTGTATACACTTCCGGCACCAATCCAGGAAGGCTAATAACAAGCTGCCAAGTGGCGGCCGCGGCAGTGGGCGACAAAGTAAGCGTAATGTTATTTCCCAATGATCCTGTATAGAGAGCCGTAAACATGGCTACAAAGCTGTCGTTGACAGCCCCTTGCGCATAGCTCGCAGCCACATCCGTCCCGTCGGTTACCCTCACACACCGAAAGGCCGTGGCACCTTGTTGAATGGCTGTAGCCACTGAAGTGCCCATATCATATTTGCGCGCCACTATTGGCCCAAAGTTCTGCGCATAATCTGCCATGGTGGCTGCGATTACAGGTTGATTGACCGGCCCCCAACTGGCGGTTCCAACCACGCCAACAAGATTTGTCGGCACGCCGTTCAGCACAAGATTCTGTGGTGGCACAATCTGAACATACAGGTCTGGAACAACCAACCCCGTAGTATTCAGACTTCCTTGTTGAACTATAGGCATGCCTTAAACCCCCTCTGATTGATCACCGGCACGGCAACAGTACGCCTTCATCATGAATTTGCAGTGCCGCTACGCTGTAGCGTCGCCCTTATCAGGAACTCTTGTCGTGATGCGGAACAATGTCGGCGCTTCAGCCGTAGATCGAGGCGCCGGACCAGATCAAGTCGCCAAACAGCATCGATGGAGCGGACGCTTCCACGGTCGTCCCGTATTCTACATCATAGATAAGATCTCGTCGATACTGCTGAGAGTCTTGATCATCATCAAAACTTGCCGTTGACTTGAAACGAATTCGCCCATTTGTACCATCGGAAAGCGACAAGAAGGCAACGGATGAGAGAGCACTTCCTATCGAACTGCAAAGACTATCCCGCGAAATCGGATCAGGGCTCCAGGCGGTTATCCTGAAGGTTTGGCGCTGCCGCGCCCATTCGGTGACAGACGCACCGTCCGCAACCACGCGTGCAATAATCGACTCCGCACCGGGAATGCTTACCGTCGTGCCAGATAACCAGCAGGCCCTGGTTGTTCTGACAAGCTGGGCAAGCATAGCTGCAACAAGCGCCGGAGTATCGCCCTTTTGGCACCTGTATACAAAAGGCTCGTTTTGAACAAGTAAGCCCGCAACCTGACCAAGTCCGGCCGTTCCGGAAAATGTCGCGGCATTGCCATTCACTGATACAACCAGCGTCGGAACGCCAGGTGTGCTATGTGTAACTGGAGCCCAACGGGTCGTGTTCCGTGTCGCATTCGGGATCGAGAAAATGCTTATGTTCGCAACCCCTCCCGCAAGATCATTGCCCAGAGGGCCAATCAACGGCCATCCGCGATAGATACGCACAGGGGCTCCGGTGATGCTCGGAGCCGTCAGCCCGTCCGGATAAATTGCTCCAGTGGCGGCGGCAACAAGAGCCGTTTCTACATCAGAAAGGTCTGCCAAAGCCAAACACCCTTGTTCACAACGCGTTACTCAATACTTCGGCTACTCATTCCTTTGGCCGCAGCGAGATATCTCTGCCGCCCTGCCTCATCGGTCTCAATTCTATTTGCCTCCTGAAAAATCTAAAGAGCGCACTTGGTCAAAATCTAGATATAGGAAAGAAGTTCTTTTCTGAAGAAAAGAACCAAAAGACTTTTGTTTCGGCGCCTGCGGACAGAACTCAGCCATGGCCGCGAAATGGGAGCGAGCGGGAGAATAGAAGTCTCTTACCTCCTTTCTTCAGAAAAGAAGACTTTCCCCAGCCCTCTCACGCGGCAATCTGCCGAACAAGCACGCGCCACCCAAGCGAGCTTCGCTCGGCTGAGCCCACCACATAATGCCCGCCTAGATCATCAGTCACAACATCGGCAGCCATCAGGCTCCCCGGTAAGCAGGGTAACAGCAAATCCCAGTTGCCCAGCCGTGTTTCCGTGGGCCGAAGAGGCACATTATGGGCGCCACTCTCTAATAAACTGGCGGGCCAGTCCGATATCACCAGTTCGCCCGGCGAGGCAAAGAAACCACTATAATTTCCCTGGGTCGCCGGTAACGGCCGCACAATCGTCACCACGCGATTAGTCAAAACGCATTGAATTGGCAAACCTGGCCATTGGCGTGCTATGAAGTAGGTGGCATTTTCTCCAACCAGATAATCGCCAGTCTGCGTGTAGCTCGAGTCGAAACTCCCCCACCACAAAGCCTGTCCATAATCTGTTCCTTGCGGTGGTCCGCTCCCTTCCGCGGAAAACGCGGCACAGATGTCGATTACCCTATTCTGCGGCCGCGTCGGTTGATTTGCACCCCGTGGTCGATACACCCTATAGGACGAACCCAACTTCCGCGCCGATACGCCAGATCCCTTCGCGATCAGGTCCTGCAATTTCTGCGCATTCATTAAACCACCCAACTCACGCCTGAAGTTGCAAGCCCATCGCCAGGCGGAACGCCAAAAAAACTGCACAAACGCCTACGCCAGGCGTCAAGCAGCCTTAACCTGTCCCCGATCTCCGATTGGTTGTGCTTCCAGGTCGCAGCAGCATCGCTATCAAGATTGTCGCTTGCTGTCGGAACCGCCGACTCCAGTTGCGAAATCGTCGAGAGATAATTGAGCACAACTGAGATTTCAGCCGGCGCAAGATTGTTCATCCTATACTCAAGCAGCCCGTATGCCACGAAGAAACGCCAACCGATATTGCCTGCCGGTGAGGCGCCATAAGCGGGATAACCGCAGAAGCGCCGCACATCCGTCTTCTGCTGGTCAGTAAGCATTCGAACTCCCAGTCAAACCGCTGGCGCGCGAAGAACTCACCCGCGCGCCAGTGCCAATCGTGATCAGCCCAAGTGCTCAATCATAACGGCCCGTTTGAAGTTTGCATTGGTCGATGTGGGCACCGTCAAAGCATTCGTTGTCGTATCGGAAGGCGCACAAAAACCACCGATCCAATACCAGGATTGCGCAATAATCTGCTGAAGCCTGTCAATCGGCTCACGTGTAACCATGCAAACGCCGTCAACCAAAGAGACTATTGAGTCTTTTGGTGCAACATCGTCGGCAGCCATGCCGGCAAAATCACCCTCTATGAGCGCCCCCTGGCCAACTACGATCGGCCGTCTCACCACCGAGCCTGCTAGGCTGGGCGCTGCCTGCACGAAGGATTCCGTCGTCAACACAAATCGCAACCCCAAGAATTCATTGACCACACCCTGACCAGGCTTGAAAACCTCGTTAGCCGAGAGCGCACCGATAAACAATCTCTGGAAATCAGGATCGGCAAAGAGCTGCCGCGCACTGATCGGATCAAGATAGCAGTTGTAGGCACCATCAATGTCAGGAACCGCATTCAGCCGCAGGCCAGCGACTGCATCCAGAACATTACTCATGGAAAGCGTGTCGCCCACCTGCAGTTGCGCAGTGTTTGTCCTCCCGTTCGGCCGCAAGATCAGAGAGGATGTGGCTGCCTGAACCGTATTTCCCGCGGTGCCATCATTCACCGAGACGTTGCCGGAAAAAGTCAGAACACCACTTATGCCACCCGGGGCCGTCGAAATATTGGTGGCATCGGCGTTCGTTCCGATCAGCGTGTAGGTGTCCGAACCCACCGTCACCGCCAGCGGATTGGCTCCGCCAACAGGCTGCTGAACTCCGTTCAGATAAGCGGTCAGGAAGCCTCGGATATCGTCCACAGCCAAGGAGGGTGAAGCGCTGCTCAGCGTGGTCCGCACACGCGTGTTGCCACCGAAATAAGCACTGAAAAGTGCATTCCGTGCCAGATCATCCAGGCTACGTCCGGCCTGTTCACCGTTCACATAGGCATTCTGCAAGAACTGGCTAGCGATGCCCACGCGGCTTGTCACCATGTTCAAATCCATGGTCGCCGCATAGTGGTTCAGCGTCAGCGTATACTGTTCCACGCTCCAGGATCCCGGACTAAGCCCATTATCCAGATTTGTGTTTGTTGCAGCCGCTAGTGGAACGGTCACGGCCGGCAGCAAGCCTGCGCGCGTCTTCGTCAGGGTTTCACCGATGCCAACTGCAAACTCTTCACGGTCTGCGCAAGCCCTGTAACCGAGTTTTGAACGGAGTGCCTGCTCGAACTCACGCTCAAGAAAACCTTGCTGGATGATTGGCTGCAGCGCTGCCGGAAAATTCGCAATGCTCATTCTTGCCCCCAAAAAATAAGGGGGCCACGCCCCCTATAGTTGCCGATCTTACTAAACGCCCGTCACCTTCGACGAAGCAATTTCGCTCTGGCAGCGCGCCACTCTTCAACACTCATTTCCGTTGCCAGTTTTCGTTTGATAGGTGAGGCCTGTGGTGCCGCCGCAGTACTGCTGGAACTTGCCGCCGCAAATAGCCATGGCTTGTCACGGCGAAGTTTTTCGATCACGCGTGCGGCATCCTCATGCGCCTCAGAACCCTTAGCCGATAGAATCGACGGGTCCAAAAGCTTCAACCCATCCAGGTCGAGAATGCCAGCTCGGACCGCCTCTGCCTTCAATTCTGCTGCGCGCAATCGATTAGCCGATTCTATCTCGGCCTCTTGCAGCTGTCGTTCCAAGGCCTCAGCGTGCGCCTTCAAAGCTGCAAAAGAAGCCGCATCCACATTACCCGCGTCAAAGTCGCTCATCCTGCCCCCTCGGCCTTGATTTTCTGCATTTCCGCAGCCACATCTTCAATATCGTAGTCGGCCGCAAGTATTCGCAGTGCTGTATCACGTGACATTTGCGACGCACCCACAAGCGAGATGAGTGTCTCAGCCCTGCGTTGGCCATCCAGGGCGTCATCCGGATACCAATCCGGCCAACGTAAAGTCAAACTTGCATCAATATTCAACGGTGCCAATTGTCGCCCCTCTACGCGCAGGGGAAACACATGGCTTGCTCGCAAAACCATGCGTGCAAGTGCCAGCAATGCCCCCTGGCCATAACTTACCCGAAGATTGTCTGCGAGCCATAATAATCCTTGATTCATCAACTCGAGCGCACGGCCGCTCGCCGGGGCCGTCATGCGCTGCGGATCCGCTCTATTTCCATGCAGGCTTTCTAAAGCAAATTCTCTCAGCACCCGCACATACTCTATCACCGCCTGGCTTGCTGTTCCCCCAATCTCCAGCAGCTTTGCGTCACCCTTTTCACTCACCACCAGAGCATTGGCAGCACCTCGAACCATCGTCCCATCCAATCCGGCTGGCTCCCGGATCAGCAAGGTAGGATCGCTGCTATATTTCAAGCCGCGCCCAGCTTGACTCAACTGATAGTCAATCTCTATCCCGGTATCGATCGCATTCCGAAAAGTGCAAGCGCCATCAATGCCATTGCCACCAGGAAGATTTCGTATCCAGACAAGCGGTACAAATCCCAGTCCGTGTCGGATTGATCTCGAATCGTCTCTGTCAGCCCTATCACCGCTTCCCACCGGCACTGGTTCATACCAATGTTCGAATGTCTGATCCCAAACACGCTGAAACCAATAGGTTTGGCCAGGATCGGCAATCGCGAAGCCTTTTGCCGCCAAATTGGCTCCGCTCACTTTATACCGCTCGATGACGCGCGATAATGTATCCGGCGCTTCTCTGTCCCATTCCGGCGTCAGATAGGGTGTGTCCAACACTTCAAAGAATAGCCGCCCATGCAAGACCTTCATCAGAACGGCTACCGAGCCCACGGCGCCGCGCAGCGCGGTTTCCACCATGACGGCATTAAGTTTCGTATCACGGACAACGGCTGCAAGAGCGTCGCGCACATCTATGTCAGAGGAGTCAAATGCTGGGAAATGAGCTTCGCTGAACAGCAGAGCAACGCTATCCTCCACCACCAGGCGCGCCAGTCCATAACGAACAGATGGCCGCCTCTGACGCAGCGGCACGTATTCGCCGCTTGAGTTCCGCTCCTCATGAAATTCGTAGGGTAGATCATCGTAGATCGTACCGTCCAGGATGCGTCTATAGATCTCCAGAACACGCGTCCGGTCGGGATAATCGGCATCCATCGGCACCAGGTTGGAGATTGTGCGAAGCAATGTCTATCCCTTCGTTGAGTCTAGCCAAAAGCCAGCGCAGGCATTCTCTCGGCCGCAAGCCCTAGCGTCGCAGTCACCTCTGTATGAACGAAAGATTCGCAAACCGTGCAGCAGGGGATTGAGAAATCAGCAAGCTGAATGC